TTACCACACATTTGGCGTGTCAAGGCAACACCACTTGTTAATGCACAAGAATACAACGATATTTTAGACAAGCCATTTGAGCCCGATAATATTTGGGATAATGGTAACTTCTATCCTTCGGGCACTACCGTGTTAGACGGAGATACATACTACACTGCGATTAGAAACGTCCCACCAGGGACTCCAATCAGCGACACAACCTACTGGCAGCAAAAACTGGATCCAACTACTATTTCAGATCAAGCATCTACTAGACTAAAAGACTTGCAGATTAACGATGCAATATTAACACAAGCAGAAGTCGAGCTTCCGTTGTCAGGATACGACACAGTAAAATTCTACATTTTGCCAACTACTTTAGATGGGCAACCAGCTAGCACAGGGCTTACAACAGATAACGCAAATACCACAGTGGATAACACCCAAGGTGGCGAAGGTATTACCCCACGTGCAGACGGATATACATTAGGGTACTTAACTGGAGATGGTATTGCTCCAAATGGATTGCCAGTGACTCCAGGGGTCAGCTTTCCGCCTAATCCCGTAGATGGCGATTACGCTTTGCGTTTAGATTATTTCCCAAATCGTTTGTTCCGTTACAATGGTGCATCCTGGGTCAAGATCGAAGACAAAGTACGCACAGGTCTTGACTTTGCAGAAAATGCAAAAACTCTACGTGCTAGTTTTGTTAACAACACAAACACCGTTCAAACTAATGATCGAGGAACAATTCCAAGTCGTCAGAGTCTGTCAGAAATACTCAAACCCAACGCCGATAACGGAGGTTAACAATGGCAGGTCCTTTATTTTTTTACGATGAGCAAATTCGTCGTTTTTTACTACAGTTCGCTAGAATCTTTTCAAATTTTGAAGTAGAGTACGGGCGCAACGAAGAAGGAACAAATCACACACTAGTGCGTGTGCCTGTTCGTTACGGCGATTCAAGTCGCCAAGTTCAAACAGTTATTCAAAATAACTCACCTAATTCAATGCCTTCAACACCGTTGATGACATTTTACATTACTAGTCTTGACTATGATCGCCCACGCATGCAAGAGCCATACCATGTTAGCAAGATGAATGTCCGTCAGCGATTTTATGACACAGACACTGACACTTACGAAGTTACTCAAGGCAATGCCTTTACTATCGAACGTCTAATGCCTGTGCCGTATAGCTTAACAATTAACTTAGATATTTGGACGTCAAACACAAATCAAAAATTTCAGTTGTTGGAACAAATTATTCCGCTGTTTAACCCTGCTCTAGAAATACAAAGCACCGACAACTTCATTGACTGGACTTCATTGACTGTAGTTGAGTTAGAATCTAGCAAATGGTCTAGTAGAACTATACCAGTAGGTACAGAAGATCCTATTGATGTTGCTACACTGACGTTTAAACTCCCGATATGGATTAGTAGTCCGGCTAAGGTTAAGAAGCTGGGCGTAGTGGAACGTATTGTTGCTTCTGTGTTTGACGCCAATGGCGATGCTGTTTCTGCTATTACCGATAACGATCTGTTAATGGGCACACGACAAATTTTTACACCGTATAATTACCAAGTCTTACTCATTAACAACAAACTACAGGCCCTTAGAACTCAACAAGTTGTTGATCAAGGAAATAACAGCCTAAATCCTGCTGATTCACCAGATAGCAATCTATTGTGGCATTCAGTAATCGGTGACCTGGGTGTGCTAAGAGATGGTATAAGTTTAATAAAATTACAACAAGCAGATGGCACAGAAGTAATAGGTACTGTTGCCTATGATCCAACTGATGATAGATTCCTGTTGTTTTCTGTGGATCCTGATACTGTTCCTGCTAACACAATGTTGCCTGTAAATGCAG